CCTGACTAGATCTCTGTTTACTATGAATTTCTATCGAAACCCACGAACAGATGCGCAAAATCGCCTGATGTACTATGAAGTGGTACATCCGGTGAGTCCACGCCGGTCCAAGATCTTTGGACAAGGCCACGCTGAGTTAGCTCTCGATCACCTCGAGAACTTGCTTAGGGAAATAGGGGGTGCCACCAGCTCAGCACTACTCAAGAGCAAAACGTCTTCCATCGATAAGGTGCTGGCTAAAGTGCTTGTCCCGTTTGACATTGAATGTCAGGACTGGCACTTCGGCCTGATCGATCGGAAGCTCACCCGGCTGTACGACGAGAGGCAGAATCCGTCTCCAGGAATGGAGAGGGAGAAGGATCCTCTTCCCGTTACAGCTGTCCTTCTACAGGAAGCGCACCGGTACGCGTGGGACACCACTATGCGTATCGTTGACCTGGCCCGAGTCCTTGGTTGGGTGGGTTTTGTACCCAACCGGTTGCTTGCAAGGACTTATGTACTCTATCTAGGCTTGTGGTTGAACGGCAGTTACGGAGCGAATCTGAAGTATCAGTATCCCGCTCACTTCTCAGTGACTGCGCGCCAGGACAAGCCGCCTCGAAGCCCATGTATCATCTTGGAAGATGGCATGCTGGCTCCTGGAAAGCTAGGAGAGTTCATTTTACGGAGGTGCCAGGGTCGTGGTCTCCACACCTTAGAACGTCGACTGACGGTCTTGCAGGGCTTTAAGAAGAGCCTGCTCCCCTTAGACTTTCGATATCACGTTGACAGTCTTGCCGACCATGCGGTGGCACTCTCTCGGGAACCAGAAGAGGTTCCGGAACATATATTGCGAGAGATACGCCGTACGGGACGTGAGATTGCTGAGCGTATGCCTCAGAGAGTCTGGAAAGGGTCAGAGTACATGTCCACTCACGCCTGCGTTGAGAATAGCAGGAGTAAACTGGGCTTTGCAAGTCTGAATGTCGAGAGGTATCTTGGTGGAGAAGCGGTGACCAGTGCGTACGCCATCAACGAGAAACTTCTTCTGCAGGAGCCGACCTTTATCGGTTTTAAACGGGTTCCTGCTGTCCCTAGTATGCACGTTAGTCAGAAAGCCTTGAAGGATGACCTAGAGGTCTACTTCTATCCTCAATTGAATCATCTTGTGGAGTTTGAATACCCGGATGATTATGATTTTGAGGAGGGTTGGGAAGACCTACCGGAGTTAGCTCCAGAGTGGTCCCGAGGCCGTATGATTGATCCCGAAGTGCAATTGATCTACCAGAGAATTGGGGGGTCATTTGAGAAAATCCTACCGCAGTATAGCGCGGTAGATTTCGATTACCTAGACATACTCCCGCCCGCGTTTCTAGTTCAGACACTTTCCGACGAGGATAAACCTGTCGATGTAGTGACTATACCAGAGGCGTGCAAGGTGAGAGTGATCAGTCTGGGTCCTAACGATCTCTACCGTGGCTTAAGGCCATTTCAGCAGCAGCTTTGGAAAGCGCTGCAACGGTTTTGGAATTTTCATCTTACTGGAGAGGGCAATGACCATATAGAGTTTCTTGTCCAAGCGGTTGTGAGCAGAATGAAGCCGGGCTGGGTCCTGAATTCAGGGGACTTTCGAGCGGCTACGGACAACTTGAATTGGCAGGCTTCAGAAGCTGCCTTGGAGGGTCTATACCATGGAGACATGGTTGGGTTATCTGTATGCAAACACGTTCTAAACGGTTGTTACATGAGATATAACCCTGTTAAGACCTTTCCGGGGCTGCCGATGTGGCCGGCAGAGTTTGGTCATAAGTTGTACGGGGGGCGTTCTGCAGTTATTCAACGCAATGGGCAGTTGATGGGCTGTCCTGTCTCTTTCCCTGTTCTGTGTGTTATTAATGCTGCGTTATGTCGGTATAGCTATGAGCTGGCCACTGGTACGCGGGTTACACTAGAGCAGTGTCCCTTCCTCGTGAACGGAGATGATCTCCTTTCTGCGATTCCTAGTCTCGGTACCAAGATCTGGGGTACCCTAACTGCCAGAGTCGGCTTAAGCAAGTCGGTTGGCAAGTCGTATGAGAGTCGAGATTTTGCGATGGTCAATTCCCGTCTGTTTGTTGTAGACAAGACAGGTCCCGTGCCCACCGTGAGACACGATGTTGGTTTCGTGAATCTAGGTGTGTTACAGGGGCGTCGCAAAGGGAACCACGAGGATTGCGAGGTGAATCCCAGGAATCTGATAGGGTCCCGGGAGGAGTGGGTAGGTAAGTTCTACATGACTTGTGAGGCCAATTGGCAGCAGGCCATTGTCCGCGTCAAGCGTATGCCTATGCAGGTGGCGAGAGAGATTTTCATTGAGACACATCGAAAGGTGCTGTCTGAGATCTCACTACCACTGAAGGCGGAACGCAAGTACGGTGGACTGGGTCTGCTGTTGCCTGGAGAGGTGCCCGAAGCAAGGTGCCTCCGGGTTAAGGGAGTCATTGAACAGAGCTATTTGCCGACGCCGGCTGAGTATTCGCTCTCGTATGAACGAGCGTTGTCAGCCTTCGCCTTGGAGCTAATTTGGGAAGGAAAGAGTTTTGAAGGAGCTGCGCGTTTGGGAGGTAACATTACGTCTCTCTGGTTGTCTGATGGAGCTCGTTGGACGACTGCAAAGTGTGCGGCAGTCTTGAGCTGCGTCGAAGAGCTTATGCGGAAGAAGGGTCGTCCTTTACAGGAAGGGCCCGAGAATCGCATAGTTTCAGCAGACGAGGTTTGGGAATTGTTGCCTACGCGTAGGGTGAGAGGGTGAGTGCGGTGGTGGCGGGCCGTGCAGGATCGCACGGTGTCTAGGCGGCGGTGGGCGTACTGCCTGTGAACAGTTCAACGTCTGTCGGGGATTAGGGACCCCCGGCGGACGGAAGCTGTGGTAACTACAAAGACATTGCGTGAGAGTCCGCAAGGATGACTCCGTAGTGTTCGTGTTGCTGTCAGCAGTGCGTTCGTCTAGC